TTTTTTTTTTTTTTTTTGTTTGGAACCAGCGCAACAGAAAAGGGGAAAATTCAGCAGACCCGACGCTTAAGTTTTGGCGTCATGGGGAGGAGAAAAAGGAAAAGAAAGAAAAGAAGAAAATTCAGGCAGAGTTAATGGGAGAGGCAGCGAGTTTGGAGGAGGAGGGAGAAATCACTTCCTCGGCAGGGAAATCGTTGACTCGGCCCACGCTCTCATCACCAGGTCCGGCAATGTGGATGGTGTAGGCAATGGAGAGCATGTAGCTGGCAGCCTTAACCCCCATTTGCCCATAAGCCAAGCGGGCAGGATCGGCGGACAAAGAGAGGGGTCTGAGACCCAGAGTGAGTCCCTGAGCGGGGATGGGGGACAAGCGGACAACCCCGGAATCGGGGGTGGCACGCTCGACCGCTCCGCCAGCAGCAGAAACAAGCTGTGAGAAACTAGGTGATGAAGAAAGTGAAACAAAGGCGGCAGCAGCGGCGAAGGTGTGGGCGGAAGAAAAAGGCACATAAGTGAGTTTGACAGAAGAAACACGGACAGAAGGGTATAAGGCGAGAAGTGTCTTGATAGTGACATCATCGTAAAAGTTGAAGAAAGCCACAGCACTAGAGTCAGAGCGAGAGAGATCAAAGGATACATGAGCGGCGACGGAGTTCATGGTGATGAGGGAGAGCTAGGAGGTCGAGGGTTTAGAAATCAAGTGAAAAAGAAATTAAACTTAAGGCGCTGGGCCGACCCAACCGCCAAGGCGGTTGGGCCGGCGCAGCGCGCTCAGAGTTCAGGGGGGGCACTGTCTTCCAAAACCTCTCGGGCGGCAGCCAAACAGTCGGCGGCGAAATCGGCACCATCAAAGCCAAGACCGGTGACACGCAGCTTGGCCAGGGCCCGATCCATAAAGCGCCGAGAACCTACCAAGCCCGCATTCTTAACAAACCATCGGCAATTCTGCTGATGGGAGGTGAGTGCTTGCTCGTCCATGTGCTCGTGGAAGTCATCGGCACCGTTGTAAGCGTAGAGGTGCTCAAGGAAGTAGGAAGTGGCCACGGCTTCGAGCGTCCCATTCTGCTCATGAATGAGCAGTTTGAGGCGCAGAAGTTCGGGCTGCTTGAATATGCCTTTGGAAGTGATGCGCCAGGAACAAAAGGAAGG